AAAAGATTGCACCACCATCATTGCCTTCGTCATCTGCTGAAATGATTAAATGCTCTCCGTTATCTAAAAAGATTGCCAAAGGTCTACTATACCATCCCATATCCTCCATCTCTAAATCAGTTAAGTAGCGTACACCAATGATTGTACGATTCATTAATACTTCTCTTGCTTTCTTAGTCCATACTGCTAAGGGGTTTTGTCTTGCTTCCATTTGTTTTAAGTTTTAAAGGTTTAAGTATAGGAAAGTAGTTCGACTGCTCTCCAATTAATTGATAGGTCTAAGTGATTGATAATCCAATGACGCAATGTATGCTCATTCTCCAAACAAATATCGTATTTGTCTGCAATGTTATCGGGGTTATAGATTCTGTAAATTTTCATTCCTCTATTTCAGTTAATACTCCGTTAATTTCTTGATAATTGGCATCCCATTCGGCATCCCACTCCGTGTAATAGCTATCTCCACCATCCTCGTATAATTCCTCCCATTCTTCGGGGCTGATATGCTCGTGTAGGCATTCATCTGAACAATAGTACTGCTCTCCGCCATTGATACAATACCCCTCGTTCATACCGCTTCCGCATTCATCGCATTTAGCGTGATATAATATCCGTTCCATAGCTAATAGGTTTAAAGGTTTACGATTCTTAATTCATCCACGAACATCCATTCGCAGTTAGTTAAGTTAAGGTCTAAGTCATCTGTCAAGTATTGTTCCGCATCCTCAACATTTTTAGGGATGTCTGCAATTAATACTTCCGATGTTTCAAAGTTTAAGATAATAGCTTTCATTTGTTTTAAGTTTAAGTTAAGGTTATTTAAAGTTAGTAAATTGTTCCGTCTTCGGTAAATTCGTATTCGTTTACTTCAAACATTTCAGTTAAATACTCATCAGATTGGATGTATTCGTATTCTTGTTTAAGCAATGAAAGGTATTCTTCTGCTAATTGCTTTTTAAATTCGTATTCCAAGTCATCCAATTCATTATCAAATTCGTATTCGTTTTCTTCCGCCACCACGTTTTTATTTACCCCGTCTGAATGCTTTCTTACAAGGTAGTCCCTTTCTTTTAAAAATTCTTCCGCTAAATTGTATGTATCCGACCCTTTAGGGTGGTCGGTCATTATTTTATTTGCCACGTCATCGCCCGCATACAACAAATTAATTTCAATGCTATTCGGGTAAATATCAAAGCTTTCTATTTGTATGCCTACCAATTTAGCATCGTAATAAACTAAATCCCACCACATACCATCGGCAAATTTATACCGATATTTTTCGAGGGCTTTTGCTTTTGCCGTGTCTGATAATTCGTTAAATGAATAAAGGTTAATTTCAATAGTTTTCATTTGATTAAGTTTTTAAAGTTAATGTAATATTAAAGCTAACATTCCGATAAATAAAATTTATTTGCAATTTATAATCGGTCTAAATAAGGTCATCTGCTCTCCTTATTCTTATTCCTTTCGCATAGGTCGTATATAAACCCACCTACAAAGAATAGTATTGCAAAGGGAAATAAAACATTGGCAGTAGTATATATGATTTCGATAATTACTTCCGTTAGTGTCATAGCGTTTGTGGTTTTAAAGTGTGTAATTAATTGCCCATTGTTCAAAATTCATTAAGGCAATAGCCATATCCCTTTCGGTATGTATGTAATACTTCGGGTAATTAAATTTGTCATCCAATTTATGCAATTCCTTTTGCCCAAAGTTTTCCCATAGCCCGTTTTTATTTGCCCGTTCAATTAGGGTTTTCTTTTCTCGTTCTATTGCTTTTAAAAGCTTTTTATATTCAGCGTTCATATTATTTAAGGTTTTAAAATGATTGTGATTCAAAATCGCAGTTAATTTCAGCAATGTAAATGTCCGACCCGTCAAATCCCTTTGTCCGCATCTTTAAAAAATATACTTCAAAGAATCCGTAGGTTTCCTCTTTAATACTTTCAAAGAGATAACACCAATCTGTAAAGTCATCGTCCTCGTAATTCGTTTCAATAAGGACTATATTTTCGTGGAAAATTTCGCATATCTTTTGAGTCAAAGTGTAAAGAGTAAAACGCTGACCGACTAAATTTTCTAATTCCCTAACTATTCGGGATTCTAATTCTGTTAATTTAGTTTCCATAGCTGTAAAATTCGGTTAGCCTATACGCCGAAAGGTTTTTAAGGTTAATTGTTAAGCTTTTGCGATTGCGTCTATTTCAGAAAATTTAAGTTTATGGCATCCAATTTGGATAAAATCTTTTGTAACATCCCCTACAATGTAGTCCAAAAACTTGTCCCCTACTTTTAAATTTCGGATATTGTTGTAAAGTCTTAAGCCTACATTGATAGGTATTTTAACGCCCTGTGACGTTTCAAAGTTTTCGGCATCTTTGCGCAAGTAATCAAAATCCACGCGATTGTATAGGGTGCGTTTTTGAAACGCCCGCCAATCTTTTAACTCTTTGCGCAAAGCTTTCATTTTTTCGGCTTGCTTGCGTTTGTTTTCAGCTTCTAATAAACGTGTTTTGCTTTCCTGATAAGCCAAAAATTCTGCTTTGTCCCCAATACTTAATAGGGCATTAAGATTTTCAGGTAATGAAATACCAAAATAGGTAGCGTATTTTTCAGCCCTTAATTTAACCGATGCTAATTCGTTTAAATACTTTTCGGGTTTACGGGCGTTTATTAATCCCTTTGCGATGCTTTCTGCATCCCGTAGCCAATAGTTAAAATTTTCCTCGTGTGTGCCCGTTGGATAAGCACAATAAATTTTATTTAGGTGGCTTGTTGCATTTGATAAAATAGAAAGGTGTTTTGCAGTGGTGTTGCTGTAACCCCGTGTAGTAAATAGGATTGTGCCAACGCCTACAAATTTTGCCATACAAAAATGACTGCCATAGCTGTAAATTCTATCTTTGTAGAAATAAACACTTCTGGTTGGATTGTACGCCTCAAGCTGTAATTGATTAGCGAATAGGTGGCATACTTGTTCTGTTGAAACGACTTTTTTCATAATGTTATAAAGTTAAGTTAGGTTTAAAAATAGGGGCAATAACGCCCCCGTTATTTATTTAATGTTTCTGAATACTTTGCGTGTAGTTAATTTAACAGCTTGAATAAAATTAGCATCATTAAGAAAATCGTATTTGCTTAAAGAGCCTTTGCACGAATAGCCGTATAAATAAAATTCGCCTTTGTGTTTTACTATTGTTTCATTGAACAAAATTTCCTTAATGAAATTAGTGTGAAATTCGCTGTTAATATTAGATAATAACTGCTTAACCTTTGAAGCGTTTAAAAGCTTTTGTTCAAGGTTATTGCCGATTAATTCAAATTTAGTTAGATTCATTGTGTTTAATAGGTTAAATAGGGGGTATTGCTACCCCCGTTGGTTAATAGTTAATTTTTTAAAAATTCAATATGCAACCCTTTCTCGTTTAAGTTAGCCAAAACCCTGTCATCGGCGTATAATTGTCTCAAAAATCCACCTGGGGCATATGTTACGATAATAAACTGATTGCGATAATCAATTTGAAAAATAGGGTTTGCACCTTCGTATCTTTTTAATTTGCTTAAAAATAATTCGATTGATGTTTGAAAATCTTCCATTTTGCTAAGTTTTTTAGTTTGCTAATTTTTTTAGTTTTTTGTGTTCGTTGTTGTCGTTTGACAAAGCAATAGTAAGGCTATTTTAAACGCTTGTCAATAGCACGGCTAAAAATAATTTGAAAAACACGTCTAACAATATCAAAAACAAAGAAAAAAAATGCAATTTATAATGATTCTAAATAAGTATATACAGAAAAGCTCACCGAAAAGAAATCAAGTAACACTAAATACAATAAGAGAAAAGAGACAAAAGCAAAGGTAAAACAATCAAGGGCGGGTCAAAGTTAGCGGGGATTAACAATAGGAAATAAAACAGACTTAACAGACTGAAAATAAAGCCCTACAAGCCACGATAATACTCAAAGGCAATACAAACCACCGCAAAGGAAATAAAAGCCTTTAAATCAAGGGAAATTAGGTAGAAAAGAAAGTATTTAGAGGGGTTATCCCTCTTTAATCTTTAAACAAGCACAAAAAAGAAAAACATCAAATACAGCCAATAGAAGGCATTTTAGGATAGCTTAGTGTATTTTACTACATTTATTAGCAAAAGTAAAAAGTGCGTTTAAGCATACGTTAATACACTTCGCCCGCAGGGGAAACAAAAAGACTTAGTGTATAATACTAAGTTTATTAGTAAGCAAGCTTTCAAAATCAATTCTATTTCCTCACAAAGCTAATTACCTTAGCAAGTTTGTATCTAATGCTAAAACTTTTAGTAAGGGGGCGGGGTCACAGAAATCGGGTTATTTCGGGGGTGGCGGGGTTTAATTTTGGGGGGAGAATCCCTACTCCGTACAACCACATTATACACCAGGTTACATTTTCTGTTTAGGGGGTATATAAAGATAGAGCTGCTCAATATTTTGTAACCGCATTCTGGAACATTTTTAGAACGAGTGTTATATAAGAGCTGACTTGTTACTTTTTTGTTCCACACCTAGAAGCAAAAAACCCTGAGCTGACAAGGCCCAGGGTTCACAATAAAACAAATGAGCCGTCTTTCCGAGCTGTCGTATGCAAATATAAGAATTATCTTTTAAACTGCGTCAAGTTTATTAGGAGTTTTGTTATACTCTTCTTCTGTTATCTCTACCATTGTGTACTCGTTCATTCTGAGCAGCTCACGTACTTCTATACGGCGAGCAAAGTCTACTTTCTCATCGAACTTAGTGGCGCAGGTTACTTTTCCTGAGCAGTTGATCACTTTGTAGTATTTAGTTTCTTCCATAGCTATTTACAAATAAGCCCCAGGTTCCCGTATCCCCAGGGCTAATTGTCGGTAAATTGTATTCGTAATGAATAATGTAGACTCAAATTTAAGATTTCTTGATCAATTTTGCAAGGAATTTCTGCAAAAATTTATACCTCTTTGTCTTCTTCCAGCTGTGTAGCATATTCGTTGGGTTTAATAGTGATCATTACAGTATCAGAGTCTTCAAACTGACATTCTACATTGGCGAGCTGAGCATAATTGAACTCGAACTGCTCAAAGTGTGCGATTTTAATTTTAATCGTCTTTACGTTTTCTATTTTCATATACCTTCGTGGATTCTAATGTACTTTCTGGCTTCAGCGTAGGTGTCGAATGTCTTATTCATATACCGCTCGTGTATGCCGTGGTCGGCTTGGGTTACTACATCTACGCCAATCTTGAACTTTTCTGACTTGATATTGCCTTCTAAGTCGTACTCAGTTGTTCTTATTAGCTTTAGTTTGTCTTTCATCTTTTACTTTGTTTGATCCTTTAATACCTCTTGGAGTATAAGGGCAATTAAGACAGCCACATCCACAGCAAGATCCGTTTGCGAGGAGCTCTTCACGTGTCATTGGCTTTCTTCTTTGTCCCACTACCCCCTAACTACTAAAATACCTAAGAAAATAGTCATTAAAACAGCCAGTGCTACAGCTAAATAGTAGAGCTGAACAGGAATAATCTCACCTTGCGGGTACTTAGGGTGGCTTTTTCTCCTTTTTTTAGGCTTTTGATGGTCGTAAACCTCAGCTGAGTGGTACTTTGGACCTGTTGGTTTCTTCTTCATTTCCGCTTTCTGTAAATCATTTTGCGCAAAGTTGCGTCAATTTCCTTTAATTCGTGTAATTTCTGGGCCTTTAACTTCATTAAAGCCTCAATTTTCTTTTGCACTACAATCTCGTCTGCTAACATTTCGTAGAATTTCATTTTAGTTTACTTTTTACTATACAGTTTATACTCTCTTTGTCTTCTCCCAAGAAGAATAGGCTTACCGCCTGCGTTTCTCCACATAAGAAAAGCTCCCTCAATATCGTTCCCGTTAGGATCTTTATTAACTCTCTTTAGAAGCGTTGATTTTTTGAAGGCGTGCGTGCCGATGTTGTAACAAAGGCTTACCAGTGCATCGAATTGATTCTGATTGATGTCATCTCTGGTGCTGGCATAGATACACATCTCGTAATGTTTTAGGGTATCTAAGAAAAGCTTCTCAGCTCGCTCCTTTGTTATTGGTGGATCAGTCATCTTAACCTTGGTACCGTCCTCATAATACGTAGAGCCGTACCCGATAGTAGGTACTTTAGCTGAGCATTTGTACGGTTTAAGTACCAATCCCTCTTCTTTGCCTATAAAATCAAGGCCGTTCTTGCTTACTTTCTTTATTTCCATATTATTGCTTTATTAGTTTGTACGCTATCTCTACTAAGAATATAATGTTAGAAACTATTGAAAATAAGATCATAATTGGTGTTGACCACAAGCAAATGCAAGCAACTGATGCTACTACGCCAGCTCTGTAAGGTAATGACCTAAGTAAATAGTTTATAGGAGCTAAGCACAGCTCTACGCCTAATCCGAATATGTCGTTAGATAGTCTATTGTTCTTCTTGCTCATCGAATATAACCTCCCTTAAATGCTGAATTGATAGAATGTGTGATAAAATTTGTTCGTTTAACCGTGTTTTAGACTCCTCGTGAATAGTAGAGTCTCTTTTAGAGCGAAGGTTCTGTACCTCGTCATCTAAGATCTTAATAGCATTTACTATGCCTTCTTTGTATTGTTCCATTTTTATTCAACTTTGGTCCACGTAAGACCGAGTAATTTGTTTATCTGAGACTCTGACATCTCAACTGAGTTTAACTTCAATATTAACTTCCCATTTCTATATACTTCATCTGGGAATCTTTCCATCATATACATTGGCTCTTTCAGGAGAGCTCTGTATTCGTCTCTGGTTCTTACAGACTGGATTGTGTAATTAGTCCTTCCGTCTGTAAATATCTCCTCAACCTTGTATTTGCACTCTAATTCCTTAAGTACCCTCTTAGATACCGCCATAGTTTGCTTGTATTTCAAATTTTTGAGTAAGCATTAAGCAGGTAATATTGTTACCATAATCATACTCTATCTCATATCTTCTTCCATCGCACATTGTTATTATAACGTGTTTTGCATTATGCCCAGATTCGTATATGTGAGCGACATAATTAGGGTTTATGGATATTACTTCTCCGTTATTTTGAAACGTTATAAACTTCAACATATTCAAAGATAATTACTTATTTTGAAATAAAAAAAATTAATTTTAAATTTGTGTAATTTATAATCATTCCAAATAATGAACATAAAAGCGAATACTGAGTACATAATGCAACATCCTTACACAAAAAAGGCGATCGAGGAATACATTAAGGGTGACGACACGATGCTCAGGCAACTGATCTTTGAGATCCACTTCCACGTTTTTGATAAAACGGCGCTGCTCTGCTCACAGGTTTACGGTATAAACAAATGGAACAACACCGTAGTTATAAAAGAGCTGATCAGAAACGTAGAGCCGCCGAACAATTTATCAATATCATTGTCTATCCCTAAGAAGAAATGAAAATCTATACCATATCAGACGCTTATGCAGATATGAGTGAAGAGGAATTCTTAGAGGATCTTGAGATGTTTTACTCACAGTACTTAAGAAAGCATAGGATAGATGATTTGGTAGAGAAAGAAGTTATGGATGTCTACGCACTTTACATCTGTAGATACCTGGAGTACACTGACAAAACGTTCGACATAACTCAAAACTGAGTGTCAAATTTTCATTCTTAACTCAGTGGCACAAACATTGACTAATAGTTACTAAAAACTTAAAAGCTATGACATATTTCGATTTTTGGGAGTTTGAGCCAATGAAGACTTGGACAAATTCAACTGCTGGTAAATTCAATAAGCCAGTCATTGTAAACAATTCACTAAAACATTCACCCTACTACATCCAGGCTGCTGGATTTAAAAAGTCCGACATTACAGCGGAGCTTAAACACGGAGATCTTCTGCACATTAAGGGGGAGAGCGAAACGTACGGTAAAAAGAGTATTGACTTTGTTTTGGTTATTCCAAACACTGTAGACCAAGACACCCTGGAACTTACTGTTGCTGATGGTATGATTACTATTACATTTGACGACAAGAGAGAGGAAGCTAAGAAAATCAAGGTTAAGTAATAAATCATTGATCAACAGGAGAGCTCACCCAAAACGGTGGGCTTTTTTTGTTTAATTTTGCATTGATGAAAGCTAAATCAAAAGTAGGTATGGGCTTTAAGAAAGCTGCTGCCTCTATTGCTAAAAAACAGGGAATTCCAGTTAAAAATGCTGGTGCTATCCTTGCTTCTGGTGCTCGTAAAGCATCTGCAAAAGCTAAAGCAGCTAATCCAAATCTTAAAAAAGTATTAATGCCTAAAAAATCTAAGTAATTATGAAGAAGCCATCAGTAAGTAAAAAAGCAGGAGCTAACAAACCAACTCCAATTTCATTAAAAAAAGCTAACGCTTTAGTAAGTCAATTTGTTTATAAGCCAACTAAAGGCGCTAAAAGAGGAAAATAATTATGAATCCGTTCAAACAAAAATCGCCAGTAGCAACTGCTCTTAGAAAGAAAGGTGTAACTACAGTTGGAGAACTTAAAGAAAGAGTAAAATTTCTAGAAGATATGAACCTTCAAATGGAAGGTATGATGAAAGCTGAAGGACCAGAGAACCCAGATGTAGGTTTCTTGGGTAAAATTGCAGGTAATCAAGAAGCTATCGCAAGATACAAGAAGATTATTGCTAATCCTTCTAAGTATAAGCCTAAATCTGTTGTTAAAGCAGCAGTTGACAAAGCGTTTAATAAGACATTTAATAAATAATGGCTAAACCAAAAGCTCAGGCTATTGTTAAAAAGATTGAGAAGCATAAGGTTTCCAATCCTGGCGTTCACGCTAAAAAGAAAGCCAGTAAGTTAAAAGGATCTAAAAACTATTTAAAAAGATATCGTGGCCAAGGTAAATAAATTGGGTGTAGAAAATTCCCTATGGAATAACATCCGCAAAAAAGCTCAGATGAATAAAAAGTCTGGCGCAAAACCAAAAGCTCCAACAAAAGCAATGCTTGCGATGGAGAAAAAGATTAAAGCTAAGAAGAAGTGATATACGAACCGCACAATCGCCTAGAAGTGAAAACACCAAAGGGCGATGGTGTTGTTTGGTTAGTTATGGATTACGGGCACGAGACAGATACTGTTTATACCGTGATAATTAATAATACAGGAGAGCTTTGGCAGTTTACCCATAAGGATATTATTGTCAAGTCTAATATTACATTTAAACGCTATGAAAAAGACAGCTAAGACACCAGCTTGGACCAGAAAAGAAGGTAAAGACCCTAAAGGCGGATTGAACGCTAAGGGTGTAGCTTCGTACAGAAAAGCTAATCCTGGCAGTAAACTTAAAATGGCTGTAACTACGCCACCTTCTAAGCTTAAGCCTGGTAGTAAGGATGCTAATAGAAGAAAGTCTTTCTGCGCCCGTATGAGCGGCGTTAAAGGCCCTATGAAGGATGCTAAGGGTAGACCTACCAGAAAAGCCTTAGCTCTCCGTAAATGGAACTGTAATTAGATCCTGGAGATCTCCTTAGCTGAGGATACATTCAGCATAGCAACAACCTTAGGAATCATATCTGTGTTTTCAAACTCTGTTGTCTGAGGCATCAATCTAACGTGCCACGTAGGTGGTGGTATCTCCTGTATATTGAATGAATAGATACCTTTAGGTGTCCAGTTAATATACCTGGCGTTTTTATGCTCTATAAGTTTATTCCACTTGATACTCTCAATAAGAAGGTCATCATAGTGTGTCTTTCTACACTTCAATTCTATATACAAATCGTGCTCTTTACTGTAAGCATCCTTGTAGTCAAACTGATCCGTTGCCTCTAAATCAGGTAAGAACCTGTCTTTCAACCAATTAAACAATTCCTTCTCTTTCATTTGATATACCTTCTCTATATCCCAGCAGTTCTACAACCACCGAGTTTATTCAATATTAACAGTGCGTACCCCAGAACTGGAACTTTCTCCAGACAAGCCCATCTACCAAGCTTTGTTTTCATACCACCCCAATGTTTCTTTCTGCTGGTCGAGAGTTCAATGTTTAGTCCCTTAATTGCTCTCACTTTGACATTGGTTGTCAATATTTTTATACTCAAGTTTTTGTTTGCTCTTCCGAGCCTATGTACTCCTCAGTTCCAGAGTTCTCAACTGAGCAAAATAAAAAACCACTAAACGTGAGTTTCAGCTTTTTGGTCTGGGATCCATCGTGCTTACTCCCCACACTTAGTGGTTAAATGTCTTTATTGATGAATCCCAGTACAGCAAAGATAAGAAAAAATATTTAAACTTTCAAAAGAAAAAATAAATTTGCATATACAGATTATTCTATTTAACTTTGAAACTCAATGTAATTCAATTAAAATGGAACAAAAGAAAGAAAAGGTTTTCGTAAACGGGATGTTTATCAAAACTCAAAAAACAACTTATGGTGACATCATCAAAGTATCTTGCAAAGTAGAAGATGTAGTAGCATTCTTGCAAAAGCATCAGAACGAAGGTGGATGGTGTGATATCGACTTGTTACAAAAGCAACAGGTTGATGAAAAAGGTAGAACACACACCGCTGTATTAAACGATTGGAAGCCTTCAGGTCAGCCAGCTGCGAAGCCCGCACAATTAGAGCCTGTTGCAAGTGACAACGACTTACCTTTCTAAAATGAAAAGAAGCGTTCAGGTAAGACTGGAAAAAGAGCGTAAAAAGAAGATTGAAGAAATCAACTCTGTAATACGCAACGCAGTTAAAAACTTCGACTTTCTATCTACTCTAATTGTAGAGGGTGATCCAGAGGCCACGTATCATAAGATAATGGACTTTAGAGAAGCTGTAGAGCAGATGATGGAGGAGTTAAATCAAGAGAACAAAAAAGGGGAAGCTTAACCGCAACCCCTTTCTCTTTTGCTTTACGTAAAAATTACGCTGAAGCAGCTGCTAAGATAGCAGATACAGCTTGAGTAACAATAATGTCACCATTTTGCAAAGCATTTCCTAAGTTGTAGCTATAGTCAATTACAGACTGAGCACCTGAATACTGAGCAGTTACAGCAGCAGGAGCAGCTTTAACACCTTGGATGTTGTCAGTGTTGATTAAACGCTGAGCAGTTGCAGGCAAAGAACTGTCTTGTGGAGTGTACCAAGCAGATACAGAAATTAATTTAGCCATTTCGGTTAAAGTTAAAGGGTTAATAAATAAGTTTACGAATACACAAAGGTAAGTATAATATGATTCGAGTTTTGACGTTCGCACCTAACGTATACGATGGGACAAGCTTCTATCGCTTAGGAGGTGTAATGCCGTATTTAGATAAGCAGTTTGAGGACATCTATATTAAAGATATGTCTCATACTAAAGAGATTGACTGGGCAGACTACGCCTCATTTGATGTAGCAGTATTCCAGAGACCATTCATAGCTCCCCACTTAAAAACAATCAATATGCTTAAGTTGATGGGGGTAAAGGTTATCATAGACTTCGATGATGACTTATTGAATCTTCCTATACACAACCCATACTACCAGAACTATAAAGCTAATGAAGATAACATCAAAAAGATTTGTGAAGCAGCTGACCATATTTGGGTGAGCACAGAATCTTTAAGATCAGTATTCTGTAAATACAATGAAAGCATAGAGATCGTACCAAATGCTCACAATGACTTTTTATTCCCAGTTGATAAAAAGATGCCGTTTAACAGGGAAACTAAGAAGATAGCTTATAGAGGTGGTCAGACGCACGAAGTTGACGTATATAGTCACTTAAATGATTGGATTGAGGCTATTAATAAGAATAAAACATATGAGTTCTACTTTATGGGAGCAAGATTTGCTTATCTGGAGAGCCAGTGTGGTGATAATTACTTAATCATCCCAGGAACACACATATTGGATTACTTCAGAAATATGCACAGACTAAACCCAAATATCTTTATATACCCACTTGAAGACTCAATGTTCAATAGAGGCAAGAGCAACATATCTTGGATTGAGGCTACTTATTCGGGAGCAGCTGTGCTCGCCCCAGAGTTTCACCAGGACTTTATCAAACCAGGTGTACTGAATTTTGGGAAGTCATTCCTGCCTGAGTTTAACGCTATCAAAAAAGATTTAGACAGACAGGAACAGATGAATAAAGATTCTTGGGATTTTATAAAAGCAAAACTATTATTATCAAGAGTAAACGAGCAGAGATACAACTCTATTGTAGAGGTTAAAAATCGTAAGTAAAAAGTATATATCTTTGCATATACAAAAGGAAGAAGGAATGGCAGTAAAAACAAAAGTAAGCGCAATGTATCCAATCAGGCTTAAAAATGCTCAGAGATACAAAGCGGAAATGGTGGCTAGATCAAGAGGAAGGAAATTATCTGAGCACATCCATTGGTTAATCAACCAAAGCATTACTAATTACGAAGTTGAATACGGTCAAATAGACGTACCTAAAGTTAATTTATGAGATCAGTAAGAGGCTATGTAATTTTGAAGTATGACAAGGGTCATATGAGGAAGGCTAAATTAGGGACAGTTGAAATTGAAATCGCTAGAGAGCTTAACAATGATCTAAAGGAAGGACACGATCAGAGAGCTTTAGTGGTTGGTGTGTCAGATAACTGCAAGTGGCTAACACAGGGAGATCAGGTTTGGACTCATTATTTGGGCTCAGACAAAGGAAACTCATTCGAACACGAAGGAGAAACGTATCACAGAATCAGAGAGAGCCAGATCTTTTTTAAGATCAAGGAAGATGGCTCATTCGAAATGGCTAATGGTGTTTACTTGGGAAAGGAAGTAATATCAGAGGCTCCGAAGACTGAGAGTGGTATTTTTCTTACTCCTTACGATGATCAGAAAGAGCTTCTGAAGATTAAGGTTACTAATGTCCCAGAATCACAGGACTACATCAAGGAAGGCAACACAATTATGTCTTGTGATGGGAATCAGTACATTATCAACTACGAAGGAGAGAAGTTTATCAAAATTGATGAAGTGTATATCGTAGGAGTGTATGGCGAAGAACTTACCTAAATCACTAAATGAGATAGAGTTTGTACCATTTGTAGGAAGGAAGATAGACCTAAATACAAAAGGAAAGCCGTCTGTTTATCTCAGGAATGTTATCATACCATATTACCGAGGTGTAATAAGAGGTATGGAAGTAGAGATATCTAACCTAAAAAAGTCTAAGAAGGCTTTGATGGAAAGGAAGAACAGGCAGATAGATGCTAAGCGCTGGTTAAGATATAAGTACAATCAAAAAAGATACGCTGTACAGCAATCCAGAGTAAACAGCAAAGCCGTTGAGCTAACCAACAAAAAGGTAAGAAGATCTGCTTTTGAGAAAGGTGACCTGCTCTCCGCATTGTTTGTATTACCAGTTATGGAGAAGCTATCTAAGGAGTGTGGACTAAAGATAAGTGAGATGTCTTACATCTGCTTTACTTGGAACTTCACATTCCTATCATCTACTGATTACAGATCATTCTTCGGAAAATCATTTAGTATGACCGCATTGAATAAATGCAGGACACTTGGTTATATCGACTCTCAAAAAACTACGATAAATCAGTATTATCTTAGCGTTAAGGGAAAGTCATTAGTTAAAAGGATACAGGAGGAATCACAGAAGTTAAAGTATGAATAGACCGAACCTAAAAGGATTAAAACAGGAGCAATTAGATTATGTTGAATATTTGGAAACGGAATTGGCGGCGTACAGGAATGACGGTGCTAAAAGATTACTTTCGGAGCTTAGTGGTATTGCTGGCGATTTTGCTAACGATATTAGCAACATACGTAACGGCGCTATTGCAGGTAAGTACATCAATGACGACAAGTCAGATGCTATGATTGATAAGGTTATGAAGCTTATTGACAAAATGGATAAGCTTAAGATATTAGCACAGCTCAACGAAAAAGAAGATGAGCAGGATACTAAGCCCGAAAAGAAAAAGATATTAAGACCAGAGGATTTGATACGTGGCAATTGATAAAGACTTAATAGACTCAGCTCTCGATAAATTTGAGAGAAAGCGTGTATGCGGGGAAATACAGGTGGAGTTGCCAGCTCCTCCCCTATTCAGACAGATTGCTAACTACGATAAGGAGAAGTCTAAGCAGAAGTTTGAATACGTAGATGTAGTAGAGGATTTTGATGAGCTGGATGAGGATACACAGAGCGAGATTGCTGTAAGGGAATTTGACAGAATCAAGAATGGTTACTGGTTCTTCAATAACGGGAACCTGGAATACATTACTGGATATCACTACGCATTCTTGAACTATATGATTATCGATGGCGATAAGCCATTGTTCACAGATGCTCAACGTGACTTCTTCTACGTTTGGGATACAATAGAGAAAGACCCTTCGTGTTATGGATTGTGTTTGACTACACCACGCCGCTGGGGAAAGGGAGAGGTATCTATCATCATAGCTTACCTAAGAACCATATTAGTCCAGTTCTCGCATTGCGGTATCCAGTCAAAGACAAACGATGCGGCTAAAGACTTATACTCAAAGTTAGTACAAAGATGGCAACGTATGCCATCATTCCTAAAACCAATAGATGAAGGAGAATCAAATCCCAAGTCAGCTCTCCGTTTCTTTGAGCCAGGTAAAAGAAGCACTAAGGCGCAGAAGAAAGAATACTCAGTAGCTCTGAACTCCTGGATAGACTATGCAGCAACAGTAAAGACTGCATATGACGGACAGAAACTAAAGACTTATATATTTGATGAGGCCGCTAAGGCTGAGAATGTAGACGTAGAGGAAACCTGGAACGTAGTAAGATTCTGTTTAGTGAACGGATCCAGGATTATAGGTAAAGCGTTAATAACAACAACAGTAGAGGATGGAGATTCGTTTGAGGCATCGGTACAATATAAGAACATCTGGGATAAATCAAACCCTAATGAGAAGCTGGAGAGCGGTAAAACCCAAAGTGGATTATGGCGTTATTTTAATCCTGCGTATATGGGGTATTATGGAGAAGACGATATTACTGGGGTTGCGTTTATAGATGAGTACGGATATTCCAGACAACAGCTCGCCAAAGACTACATTCTAAGAAACAGACAGGGCTTAGATGACAGGCAGTTGGCCTCTGAAAAAAGAAAGCTTCCCCTAACTGTAGAAGAAGCATTCCAGACCGATTCGAGCCAGTGTCACTTTAATGCACTAAATCTTAATAATCAGCTCACCTATTTGAGGGAATATGCGCCAAAAGGTTTAGTTAATAGAGTGACTTTTTACAGAAGGCAGGATGGCACTGTAACGTGGAGACCAGATCCAAAAGGAAAGTTCCAGATGGTATGGGATTTTAAAGACCAGACTAAGTCTAATAAAAACATAGTTGAAGGCGGATTTAAGAGGCCAGATAACACAGCTTCATTTGCAATCGGAGTCGATCCATTCGCCAGTACGATTATTACAGGTGAGCAGGGATCAAACGGTGTAGCTTATGTGTACAGAAAACACGACCCAGAAGATCCAGAGGATAGCGGACTGTGCGTTGTAAGATATTCAGACAGACCTCCGTTAAAATCTATATTCCACGATAACATTATTATGCTGTGCGAATACTTTGGCTGCAAGGCTAATTACGAGAGTGACGTGGAAGATTACTACGAGTACTTTATCAATAAGGGATATAAGAACTATGTAATGTGGAGGCCTAAATCTACTATTGATCCTAACAGGAAAAATAAGAAGGTTAAGTACGGTACACCATCTAAAGATCCGTTTGCTCTCCAGAAGCATTTTGACACGGTCTACGACTACGTTGAGCTTCACTGCGACAAGATATACTTCGATGAGCTGATCGTTGATCTGATGGCTTATAAACACGCCAAAAGAACAAAGTATGACGACACTGTAGCATTCGGTATGAGTTTGCTCGCTGGAACAGAAAATGTGAAGGTAGAAGCTAAGGAGCAAAAATTAGTATTTCTTAAACACGCTAAGCCTGTTAACCTCAATAGGTTTTAAAAAATCGCACAATTAAATTGACTAATTTTGTAAATAATTTATATTAGGATTAATGGCAGCAGCAGAAACTTATTACGGTTTTCCCAATCCGTTAGCAAACGACTCGGATAAGAACTCTCCAGAATACGGCTTAAAAGTTATGAAAAGTATCTATACCCAGTGGTTAAACGGGTATGGAGGTGTAAGCCAAAAGCAACGTCAAGTTAGATTTGACTATAACGTATCTTACGCAACTGGTCAGCAGCCGATGCAGGAGTTTTTGGATTACCTTGATATTAACGGCCAGCAGCCATATTCTAACTTAGACTTCACACCACTACCTATTGCTATCCCTATTATTCAGCGTATTAAAGATAGATTTAATCAGCGTGTAGAAAAAATTAGATGTAATGCAATAGACCCCGTTAGCGTATCTAAGAAGAGCAAGGAGAAAGCTGAGGCTCAATTCCGTATGGAATTTAAAAATGAGATAGCTGCTTTAGAAGAATCAACTGGGATGAAACTGGAAGACCCTTCTGCTTTCACTCCAGAAGATGCGGAGGAAAATGATATTTACTTTGGCTTTAACTATAAGCAAAGAGAAGAGGTGATGATGGAGCAAGGTATTGACCTTGTTCTTTACGATAACGACATCCGTGAAATTAAAGACGATATCTTAGATGATTTAATCAACTTTGGTATTGGTGGAACTAAAACATACTTAGACGCTAATGGTAAGGTGAGAATTAGAAAGGTAAATCCTTACAACCTGGTTCTTTCTTACAGTGAGCGTAATGACTTTAAAGATATTGAGTGGGTGGGTGAGGTAGTTTATATGAGTATTATGGATGTTCGTATGATGTACCCAGGAAAAGTTTCAGAGCAGGAGTTATTCAACTTGGCTAAAAACGCTACTGGTAAATACTCAAACCCTGCATCTTGGACATTTACTTGGAACTACCAATATTCAAATGCATTCTCTAGACCTTACGATGCGTTTAGGGTGCCAGTACTACAGCTCTCCTACAAAACTCTTTATAATCTTAAATACGAGAAAAACCAAGATAGATTTGGTAAGACTCTATTAGATAGAACTGAGAAGATAAAAGAAGGTAAGGAGTATGTGCAGTCTAAACCTTACTATGTAGAATACGAAGGAGCTTGGATCTGTGATACTAACCACCTTTTACATTGGGCTGTAGCTAAGAATATGTTGAAGCCTAACGAGAACTTACAGGAGTGCTTATTGCCGTTCTCGTTATATATGTACAACAATAACAGGATGACTAACAAACCTTTGATTGAGACGATGATTCCATCTATCAAACAGATGCAGTTAGCTCACCTGCAAATGCAAAAGATTATTGCTCAAGCTGCACCAGACGGTTATATCGTTGATATCGCAGGTATGAGTGATGTAGATTTGGGTAACGGTAAAGGGCTTTTACAGCCAATGGAGCTTATCCGTATTTACAAACAAACGGGTGTTGTATTTACAAAAGGACAAGTGGATGAACTGGAAGGAAATTCAAGACCTCCAATCACTCCTTTAAACGTGCCATTCAGCGGAAAGTTACAGGCGTTCATTGAGCTTTACAATTTTGAGTTAGCGAAGCTTGAGAGAATGATTGGTTCTAACGCACTTGACCAAGGTATGATTACTAACCAGGCTGTAGGTCGTGGTGTATTAGAGGATGCTCGCCAAATCGGAGAGAGCTCTGTAAACTATATCTACAACTCTTACTTAAATATCTTAGAGAAAACTGCTAAGCTCGCCCAAATGAGATTATGGGATATCTTAGTATTCGGTGAGACTGGATACGAAGGTTATAAATATGCTCTTGGCACAGATAGAGTTGAGTATATCAAATTAGAAGCTGAAGATGGTTTTGAGAAGACCAATTTTGATGTTAAGATTGAAGCTACTATAGACGATAAAGAAAAAGCACAGTTAGAGGCTAACATTCAACAGGCGTTAGCTCAACAAAGCATCGAATTAGAAGATGCTATACAGATCAGATTACTTGACAATCCTAAAGCTGCTAATTACTATTTAATCTCTGCTCAGAAGAAGAGACGTAGATTAAGAATGGAGGAAGCTCAGAAGAACAGTGAAATGCAAATGCAACAGGCTGTTCAAGCTGCTCAGGCTAAATCTCAAGGTGAATTACAATTAGAGCAGGCTAAAGCTCAATTCAAACTTCAGCAAATGCAAGAAGAGCTTGAGAACCAAAAAGAATCTGAAACTCTTAAATACTTTAACATCTTGCGTGTCAAAACACTTGAGAAACTATTAGAACAAGGTCAGTCTATTGAGCAAATGCCTAGCTGGTTATTCGATGGTATCGAAGGTGTAGTTCAAACTCAGAAGCAGTTGATTGCTGAAGAGATTATGGACCAACAACAAAAGATGATGGCTGAACAACAGGCTATGTTAGCTCAACAGCAAATGATGGAACAGGGCGCTCAGCAAATGGAAGGTGCTGAGATGGAGCAGGAAGCTGGAGAAGAGGGAGCTGAACAAGTAGCAATGCAGTCTTAAAAACACTTACTTATAATCACTAATTTTGCATAACAAGAAAGGAACACAAAATGGAAGTAAACAAGGCAGCGTCTTGGGAGGACGTATTGGCTAATAATTTTAGCCCAGAAACCCAAGAGCAAAAACAGGAAACTACTGAGACACAAGAAGCAGTAGCTACAGAGGAGCAAAGTGTAGAAGATACACAAAGCTCAGAAGAAGTACAGGAGCAACAACAGGAAACTGTAGAAGCTGAAACTCAACCAGAGACTCAACCAGAAACACAGGTTGAAGCTCAGGAAGAAGAAGTACAACAACAGTTAGAAGAAATATCTGTTGGTTTAGATTTGACAGAAGAAGATGAGCAGGCACTATTTGAGTACCTAACCATCAAAAACACAGACTACAGTTCTATATCTGACTTAGATATTATTGCTGGATATCTGGAAGGCGAGCACCAGAACTGGGATGACGAAGACATTCAGTTTGAATTAGAGCAGAAATATGGTGCTGCATTGTTTCAGGATAAAATAGACTTGAGCGAAATTGATCAAGACTTAGACCCTGAAGCATATAAAGAGGCTATCAAGCTTAACAAAGAGATTGATAGAGCTCAAAAACTCCTCAAAAGAGACGCTATGGAAAAGAGAGTTGAGCTTGAGGAGATTAAAGCGAACATTCAATTACCAATTTCAGGAAAGATAAAGCCTGAAAATAATGTTAAACAGGAGGCAGAAAAAGCTCCAGAGCCGCAAGGTCTAACTCAAGAAGAGATTGAAAAGCATCAGAAAGAGTGGATTTCGGCTGTGGAAATAGAAGTACCTAAGCTTGACGAATTCAACTTTAAATTAGGAGACGAGGATGTGTCCTATAAAGTTACTGAAGAAGAGAAAAAGCAGCTGGTAGAAACTATGAAGAGCTTCAATGCCGAAAGCTATTTAGTACAGAGAGGTTGGCTTAACCAAGACGGCTCGCCAAATGTCAAGAAGATTACCGAGGATGTGTATATTCTTGAAAATAACGAGAAGATGTTTAAGTCAGGCTGGACTCAAGCTAAAGAAAAAGCCAAGATGGATTTGATAGGTAAAGACCTAAAGAATATCGAGATTGGCTCTCCTGGTAAAACATTTGACGCTAAAGGCGGAGATCCTTACGACTTTGGTAACTATGTGTTGAGTTTATAAAATTATTAATTAACCTTAAAAAAAGAAAAAAATGGCTACTACTCCAAGTACCTTTACCTCCGCATCGGCAACCCGTGCGGGGACCCTCATCTCGGAGCTAAATATCGTTGTACCTCGTGCGTACAAAGAATTTATCGACAAGTTCCAATTCGTTCCTTATGTAATGATGAACGAGCTTGCTGGTAACACTATGGCTTCAGACAACAAATTGTTCTACTGGTATGAATCAAAAGGTCGTCAGATGTCATTCGTGACTTCTTCAACTACCGTTTCTGGTGCTGCTGGTGCAACTATCGTTGTTGTATTATCTGCTGGTGATTTATACTCTAGCAACTACAAATCTTTACCTGAAGTAGGTATGGTATTCTTCAACTCTCGTACTGGTGTTGAATCTATCGTAACTGCTGTATCTGGTAAAGGTACCAACTCTCAAACTATGACCATTAAGCCTGTTATCTTAGCTGATAACGCTTCAGTTCTTGCTGGTGACATCTTACAAGGTCGTGGTTTCAAATACGTAGGTGAAGCTTCTGATTACACTGCTACTCAAGTACAGACAATCGACAAGTACACTAACTACGTATCTCAAATCCGTATCGATTCTCGTTTTACTGACTTAAACTTAGCGGAAGCGATTGACTTCGAATATGATGGTCAACGTTACTACAAGTATAAGCAATTAGCTGATGACAACAAGAAATTCTTGTTACAGCGTGAATTGATGTTGATGGACTCTAACTTGGCTGATAACTTAGCTAACGGTGAGTCTGGAACTGCTGGTGTAATCCAACAAACTCAAGCTAACGGTCAAACTGTTAACTATGCTACTTTCGGCGTAAACACTACTTTTGCTGACATCGAGCGTCAATTAGATGCACAAGGTGCTCCTCAAGAGTATGACTGGTTGTGCGATACTAACCAACACATTGCAATTCAAACCGCTTTAGGTGCTGAGTTCAATAACGGTGCTATCCTTTACAACCAAACTGGTGATATGGCTGATATGGATTTAGCTCGTGGTTTCAAATCATTTACTCCACTACAACGTAAATTCAACTTTACTCGTTACTTGCCTTTCTCTGATGCTGCTTTCTACGGCTCAAGCCCTGCTGGCGCTCAGCGTAACAACTTCGGCTTGTTGATCCCTAAAGGTTCAGCTGTTGATGCTAAAACTCGTAACGTAGTACCTCGTTTCAACATTCGCTACCAAGATATCTTAGGTAATGGACAGAAAGTACAGATCGCTGAAACTGGCGGTTTGGCAAAAGTTCCAACCTCTGCTAAAATGGAGCTGACTGTGTCTCAAGTTGGATACTTCGGTGTACAAGTAATGGGTGCAAACCAATACGTGATCGTAAAAGGTGCGTAATTAATATAGGGGGAGGGTTCGCTCTCCCCCTTATTTTATAACACAAAAGGAAAGAAAATGGAAGAATTAACACAAGTTAAGAAAAAAGGGAACCCTAACTTTGGTAAGAAGAAAGTTGAGGTTAATGAAATTGACAAGAGTTATACATTCGTATTAACTGATACATACGAAAAGTATAAACCAAAAGATCCAGATACAGGCCAATCGCCTTATGATCCATTCCCTCCGTTCTACAAATTAGCGAGCGAAGGTATTGCGATTGATGAGGTAACTCAAAGAAGCCGTAGATGGAGATGTTTAAAAGGTATTGATTCAATCTGGGTAGATGACCAAGAAGGAATCGAGCCAAGGTATGATGAGTACGAAGATTTGATCTTCATTTATGGGAAGATGACTGTTAAGGGCTGGGAGCGTAATAAGCTCGCCGCATTAATGCATCAAGATGGCTTTGAAGGTAAGAAATACCGCAAACAAAACTCGAAGACCATTTTCCGATTAGTAGATGAAGAAAAAGATCTTGACAACGCATTAGATTCATTTGAAATTGAATTTGAGGCTTTAAAAATTGCTAAAGAGTGCAGTGACGAGGAGATGGTTCCATTCGCATTTGTATTAGGTATTAATACTCAGAAAAGCGAAAGAGAGATTAGACGTGAGTTCATTATGAAGGCTAAGGCTAATCCTCGTTACTTCTTAAAACACTTTGTCGATCCTAAGAACGAAATTTCTTATTTAGTTCACAAGGGTGTGACTGAGAATATTATCTCGACTGCGATCATTGAAGGTAAACTTGTATGGTCTGAGTCACGGAAGGTTATTATGGATGCTCCTAAAGGATCAGATATTGCCCAAGACGTTGCTAAATTAGTTATGCAAAATAACGAAGATGCAATCAAGCTTGTAGAGCAATTGAAGAGAATGTAAGAGCTTCCTTGATTCCTTTCTCTTGTGTTAGCCACCTGTCGTGATGATGGGTGGCTTTGTTTTAAAAAGGGGTCTAAATATTGATTATCTTTGTATCACGATGACTATAGACGAAGTATACAAGTTCATAAACTTCATTACTAAAAAGAGTAGTGCTGGTGGATATATTTCGCCAGAAGAGTTTAATTTGGTTATCAATAGAGCTCAGGTTCAATACTTCAATAAGCTCTACGGAAATCAAAACGATTACAGATACGATAGGCCAGTTCCTAAAATATCTTACGCTGTAACTGAGAAAATCAGTAATAGCTTGAGTCCATTCTTGGAGTCCACAAACTTGACTACAGATGCAAATGGGCAAGCTGCTATCCCAGCAACAATGTTTCAGACTGTTTCTTTAACAAAAGATATTAATAACGTGCCTTATGAGGTTACTCGTGTAGAGCAGGATCGTGTAGCTAATAACTTAACAAGTTACTACGATGCTCCAGACTCAGAGTTCCCTATTTACACGCAACTAAAAGATAAATATCAATTCTACCCTAAGACTCAGAACATAGTTTACAAACTATTCTATTTGAGAAAGCCAGAAGATATGGTATGGGCTTACACTACCGTTAATGGTAGACCTGTGTATAACGCACTTGCAAGTGTTCAGCCTAAGTGGGAAGATGTTGATATGAACGAGATTATATACATTGCATTGAGCTACATCGGAATCAACCTGAAAGACGGAGACGTTTCACAATTTGCTCAAGTTAAAACTCAAACTGGATTATAATGGCAGTTACAACCTACGGTTATATTTCTGAGCAGATCCTGACTACTTACTATAAGGGTATCAGGAATGATGACAGCCAATACTCGCTACGTCACATAGCCTCTATGGTGGCTTCTGAGGTAGCTTTTATGGCCCGTAAGAATGCTTTTGAGAATAGCAACAATGG